GGCATCCTCCTTATATATCCCGTTGCGCGGTGCCTGCGACCCGATGTCGCGGCGCTCTCAATCCGCGGGCGAAACACGCCAAATGAACAGTATACAGGAGGGTGCGACCAACTCACACCGCCGTCAGCAGACCGCCGAACAGCACCACCAGCAGCGCGATCGCCTCGATCGCGAAGAACAGGATGAACGAGGCCCAGCTGCGCGTCAGCACGTTCAACGGCGAATCCTTGCGGATCATCACCAACAACCCCACGAACAGCACGGCGTACACGGCCACCGCCACACCGGCCGCAATGATGCCCAGGTTCGCGGCGTTCGGCACGGCCGCGTCATCGCCATACACCACATAGGTGGCATACCAGAAGTCGAAGCGCAGCAGGCACAACCCCGCAATGAACTGTTCGGCCACCAGCCCCAGGAAGAAGATGATCCGCCCGAGCCAGTTATGCGACTCCACGATGATCATGCCCAATCCGGCCAGCGCCAGCACCGTGACCGCCCAGGATACCAGCGCCACGCCACGCGGCTCGAAGGCGCTCAGATGGCTGACCAGCCACGCGGTATGTTTGACCGCGATCATGCGCCCCAGCCAGTACGGGGCGATGATGGCGGCCAGCACGGCAATGATGTAGCACGCCCAACGCACCGGATGGGACCGGCTGCGCTCGATATCCGCGAAGGACAGGTCGGTTGTGGGGATGGACGCGACGGGATGCTTGGATACGCCGTTGGCCGCCGGGTCGATGCCTTGACCGCCGTCGCCGCGCGCAGATCCCTCCATCGCACGCTCCGAGCTCTCCCGCATGCTGACATCCTCGCTCATATCCCACCCTTGCCGGTTCGACGGTATGCAGTCACTGCGTCCCACCATACCGCGACGTATCGGCAGAGCCGGGGCGGTCAATGCAAAAGGCCGCGAAGTATTCCGCGGCCTTTCGAGTGGAGCGGACGACGGGAATCGAACCCGCGTAATCAGTTTGGAAGACTAAACGCGGTTCTCCCACATTCCGTTGCCGCTCTTGGTGTTTCAAGCCGTAAACATATGCCAAGGTCAATCATTGGTCACTAATCGACTTATTCGGCCGCACTTTTCTGTTGTCGCCGCGCAGGTGCGCGGTACCTGCGATTCTACCCTTCACGACTAGCCACCGGAAACACGAAATCGCCCCGCACCCATGTCGTATGGGTGCGGGGCAGTTAATTATCGGCGCAAAATATTCCACCGGTACCGTTTCCGCGCGATTTATCGCGTGGAGATGGGGCTTTTGCCATCATCCACCTCGGGAAGTCCGGCGATGCTCGTGAGCAGGCTGAGGACCATGGTGGTGGCGGTCACGGCGAGCATCTGGGTCCAGTCGAGCTGGACGATGCTGACCATGTCCGTGCCAATCAACGTGATCAGGGTCTGTGCGCCGGTCTTGATGACACGAATGCCCGCAGCCCTGAGCCACGAAGGCCAGTCCGTCTCACGCATCAGCACGTTGTCATTCCCGTCGGGGGCCTCGTTGTTGAGCATGGTCTCGCTGGTCGGCTCGCCCGTGGTCATGCCGTCCTCGGTCAGCTCCGAGACGGTCTTGCCGAGCGTGGTGTCGGCGTGGTCGGCAACTCCTTTGATATTCGTCATGTTGATTCCTTTCCTCAGAAGCTTCCTGTGTTGAGTTGTTCCTGCAGGGCGCGCATGACCCCGCTGCCGAGGCTGATCCACGGCTTCATCGCCTCGGTGGCGACGCCGAGATACCAGTGCAGGCCGTCGATGGTCTTCGGGCCGAGCAGACCGTCCAGCCGGCCGGTGTACACTCCGGCCCTCTTGAGAATCCGCTGGACCTCCATGATCAGCTGACTGCCGTAGCCGCCGTAGGTCACGCATCCGTCGGCGAGCGCGGGTCGCGCGTATGTCGTGCCGTCGGGGACGAGCTGGCCGGATACGACGGAGTCGACCGGGGTGCCTACGATGCTCTGCCATTTGGCGATCGTGGCCGGACCGCCGGATCCATCCACCACGAGCGCGTCACTCGTGGTGGACTGGTCGGCGCCGTAGCGCAAATAGCAGTCCCAAGGGTACGAGTAGTAGGGCTTGATGTTGGTCTCCCGGCTGGTCTGGTCGCCGGCCGCGCCACTGATGGTGCCGTGCTCCGAGATCGACGCCTGCGCCAGCATGCCGCCTCCCAGGTAGACGGCCACGTGATTGATGTCGTTGAGCAGGATGTCGCCCGGCTGCGGGCTGCCGTTCGCGGGGAGTCGCCGCCAGCCGCGAGCGGTCAGATTGCTGGACATGTTGCCCGTGTAGGTGGCGGATCCGGTGTCGAAGCCGGCCTCGCGCAGGCACCAGATGACCAGGCTGCTGCAGTCGCACTCACCGCCCGGTCGAATGTCCCAGCGGTTGGTCTGGTCGTAGCCAAGGCTGACGCTCTGGCACCAGTAGCGCATACGATTAATCAATGTGTTGAGGTTTCCCATCAGGCCACCTCCTCGCCGAGTGCCTTGAGACTGTCCGCCTCACTCATTGGCCGCACATCGGGGCAAGGCGTGTCGCCCTGCGGCATGGTTTTGGTTTCGTCGGCCATCACGGCCTCCTCTCCCCCACATACGTGGGATATGAAAAGAGCCGCCACGGTTGTGACGGCTCGAAATTGGTTGGATATTGTCGCGGTCCGGTCACCCGGATGCGGCGAGAAACAGAATGAGCATCAGGTGCAGCAGAGGCTTGAGATGGGAGACCAGCCACAGGCCACCAGACACGACTCCGGCGACGAGCAGGATGAGCATGACGGCGAGCGGGACGAGTTCGCGGTTCATGGCTCCTGCCCTTCGGCGGCGTGCGCCTCGATCATCTCGTCGCGGTAGTGCTTGCCCACACCGTTGCCATGAAGCTTGGCGTAGGGCACGAACGCGGCCTCCACCCGGGTCTTGACCTCGGTGGGCACTGGCCTGCCCCGTTCCACGGTCTCCGCGTGCAATCGGGCGATCTTGTCGAACAGCAGCGCGCGCAGCGCCTCGTCGATGAGCTCGGCGTGCTCGTCGCGCCGGGCGTTGTTCGCCTCGATTCTGTCGAGCCGCCGAGCGATTTCGACGTCGCCGGGACGCGGACGCCGGTCCAGACGGTCCGTTGCCCATTTGGCGAGCACGCCCATCGCACCGGCACTTGCGCCGATCAACGCGACCATGAGCGCGACGAATCCCTCAGTCATTTGCAATTCCTTTCCTTGATGGCCGTATACGTGTATGTCCGCACCGTTGTATGTTCTGCGGACCGGGTGTGGCAGTGCCCGAACAACTAAAATGGGAGAAGACATCCATACGAATATGGACGTTGGCGATACGAATCGTCGAAGAGTCGTGCGGATATGGCATCCGCCTAAATCTAAGGTAGGAGGAAAAAGATGACAATTCGTAAGAATATGTTCGTAGATGAGTCGTCGAGGCTGTGTGCCTACACGTTCCATCAGGAGTCGATGGGGAAGACCGCGAAGCCGATGTTCGACATCGCTTGGACTCCCAAGCTCGGCGAGAGCGTGTACATCGGCCAAGGCAATGAAATACTCGTCGACAATGTGACCACGGGATGCGACGGCATCCGCTACGCGTTCGGCATGATGCGCCACCGGCAGTGACGAACGAGCTCTTGTGATTCGCCGTCCCCGATCATTGGTCTCTGACGACTTCCGACAACCGTTAGGGGTCATGTCGTGTTATGCATGTCCGAAGACCATGGCGAAGTTGCGATCTTTCGACGTATGCTTATGGGTATGAGCGTGGGGATCTGCAGGATATGCGGCGAGCGCAGGCCGTTGACGTTCGAGCATATACCTCCCAGGGCGACCGGCAATGACCACACGGTCAAGGTCTACACCGCCTACAGGGAACACGGGGACGGCGGGCTCAACGCCGACGCGATCACACGGTCGATGTTCGGGGACGGCGACCTGGATGATTTGAAATACCGGCAGTCGCAGCGTGGTTTGGGCGTCGAGACGATCTGCCGTGACTGCAACAGCTATCTGGGAGTCAACTACGTGCAACCGTTCGTCGGACTGTTCGATGATGTCCGACAGTCGGCCACGAACGTACTTGCCGAAATCGGCGGACGCAAGGGGCAGGCGGTAGGTCTTGACCTGCGTGGTTTCCCGCCGTTGGCGTTCTTCAAGCAGGTCGTGTCGAACTTCTGCGCCACGGCCGACGGCATGCTCGACTGCAGGGATTTCCTGCTCGATAGGGAGAACACCGATTTCCCTGAACGCTACCGGATGCATATGTTCATCGTCCCCGATCTTGGCGCGTACAAGCTGATGACCGGGTGGATGGCCTATCTGTTTAAAGGCGGCGGTGCCTGTTGGCTGGCGTGCGTGGAGTATCCGCCGTTCGGTTTCGTCCTGTACGACCGTTGCAGAAGCAGTAGCCTGCCCGACCGCGCCGGCGACATCACCGAACTGTCGCGATGCCCGTGGGGGTACCGGCCGGAGGGGATGGCGTTGTGCCTGCCGGTCGTCGACGCGGGCGACCGGCAGCCGTACCTGTGGGGCCGGTATCCGGACGCCGCGTGACGGGACGTGCACGCCCGTCGTCCCGGTTCGTCGTCAGACGGGTGTTCCGTGCTACGGTCAGGCGAGCACCGTGTCCATGGAGATGTAGATGTCGAGTTTCATCCCGGTCTCCATCTGTTTTGTGCCGGCGGCCTGTCGGATGGCCATGCGGGCGATGCCGTTGCCGATTGACCAGTAGTGCTGGTTCAGCGTGTTGTATTCTCCGTCGAAGCCGATGACGGCTCCCGTCCGATAGCCATTGAGCGTGAGCCAGTTCGGCGTCCGGCACATGTCGAATCCGACGCCGCCAATGGAGTCGTCGAAGTCGTCGTCCGTGAGGAAATGCCACAGGTGCAGGTACATGCTCACGGACCGGCCCGCCACATAAAGCCTGGCGTCCAGCGTGTCCTGGTCGGCCGTCTTCGTGATCTGGCCTGACGCGGTGGTCGCGGCCGTCGGGTCGGAGAGCCCGGCGAGGATGTTGGACAGGTGCGCGCCGATGACGCGGTGTCCTGAAGCGTTCGGATGCAGGCCGTCGGCCAGGAGCGCGTCGTCCGTCCCGACCCAGGTGAAGGCGTCAGGCGCGATCATGGCGCCGCGGGCCATGGCCTCGGAGACGATGGCGTCGTAATAGCCGACGTTCCTGTGGTCGAGTCTCCCGTAGGTCGGGTCGAACGCGCCTCCCAATCCGGAGGCGAGCAGGATCGTCGCGTTCGGATACTCGCCGCGGATCGCCTCCATCACGCGGCGCACGCCGTCGCGCCCCTTCGTGACGTCGCGGTCGACGTCGTTCACGCCGCCGCACACCACGGCCAGCCTGACGCGGGAGTGGTCGTACGCGTCGTCGGACTTGCTGTTGGCGACCTCGTGGGCGATGTCCCCGCCGGACTGGCCGGCACGGTAGAACCCCTCGCCGCCGGCCGCGTAGTTATGGTCCTCGAACCCGAACGTGGACGACAGCACGTCCCTGAACGTCACGCCGCCGGACAGGTAGCCCGCGGTGATGCTGTCCCCGAAGAACGGCACGTGGCTCCCCCACCGTCCCTTCAGGCCGGCCAGCGCCTGCTGGGTGGCCGAATCACCCAAAACGTACGCGGCCACGGCCTCGTCCGCCGGCACCGCGTCCACACCCGGCAGACCCTGCGGACCCTGCGGGCCGGTCAGGCCGCGCGGCCCGGGATGCACGGCTTCGATCAGGTCCACTATCTGCTCCGTCATATCAAAAACCTTTCCCTTGAACCGTTCAATCCGACAGGGCGTAATAGCCCCAGCCCAGCGTGCGCCTGGTCCCGCCGTCCGGCGACGTGACCGTGACCTTCCACTGGCCGGTCCGCCGGGCCGCCCACACCGCGTCCGTAAACGCGGAGGGCGGGATGTCCGCGATCGCATACCCGTCCGCGGTCATCTCCCCGCACGCACGCGAATACCACAACTCGCTCACGTCCGGGCTGCGCAGCTCGACCACGCCGCTCCACGCGCCCAAATCCACAGCCTTCACGGTCCCGTCCGGATACCTCTGCCGCCACCGGCCGCCCAATCGCTCGCTGTCTCCGCGCACGAGGCGCACGTCCAGACGCCCGACCTTCCTGCCCACAGTCGCCATGCTTCACGTCTCCTTCCTTGTCACGCGCCGACGCTTCCACGGTCCTCGAGCGCCTGCACGCGGTCGAGCAGCTGGTCCGTACGCGTGAACAGGGTCTGCAGGTTCACGCCGATCGTCTGCAACGTCTGGTTCTGGATCGTGTCCAACCGGGCCGTCAACGACTGCAACGACTCAAGCGTGTTCCCCTGCTGGCCCACCACGCCCGACAACTGCTCCTGCTGCTGCTTCAGCTGGTCCTGCTGACTGGCGAGCGCATCCTGCTGCTGCTTGAGTTGCTGCTGCTGCCGGTCGAGCATCTCCTGCTGTTGGCGGAGTTGTTCCTGCTGTTGCTGGAGGATGACCTGCTGCAATCCCTGCGCACGGGTCAGCGCATCCAGCTTCGAGGTCAACTGGGTCAGCTCGGTGCCCGTGGGCCGGTTCGCCTCACGCTTCTCCGCCTCACGGCGGCGTTGGGTTCTGACCTGTCTGGTGAACATGTCGTTCAGGCCGCTGACGTAGCGGCGTTTGAGGTCGGTGACCGGGGTGTCGACCGGTTCGCCCTGGTCCTCGCGCACCGCCTGTTCGATGGTCTGGGCGAGCAGGGCGTGGCCCGCGTCGTTCGGGGTGATCCCGTCGGCACGCAAGTCGGGGTCGTTGCCGCATATGGCGCGCATGTCCGGGATGCACAAGGCGCCGGCCTGGTCGGCCGCGAGCCTGATCGCGGTCAGCACGTGCGCCTGCTGCTCGACCGTCATGTCGTCCGTGCCGGCGGGGATGCAGCCGGGCCCGCAGCCCACCACGATCCGCGCCCCGGGGAACAGTTCGGCGGCGTGCGCGATCGTGTCCGCGACGGCCTGCTGCATGCCGGCCACATTGGCGAACGAATCCAGAAGCCCGGCCATGAGGAACACGTAGCCCACCGCCACGCCCGCCGATCCCGAAGCGGCGATGTCGAGCTGGCCCGTGAGCGTGTTCCCGTCGACCATCCACCCCGCCCCGGCCTGCGCCTGGTTGCGCTCCTCGAGGCCGAGCATGGTCGAGGCGAGCGTGGAGTACCGGTGGGCCGTGTCCGACGCGCCCGCGCCGGCGGCGGTCTCGTCACCGCACCATACGGCCACGCTCCCCGCGGCCGCCAACGGGACGGGAGTCATACCAGTGTCGCTCATCAATCGGTCCTTTCCTGCGCCTGGACGGTCAGCCAGTCACTTGACGCATCACCGCTGACGTCGGTGGCGCGAAGGTTGAGCGTCGTGACGCCCATGTAGTCGTCCCCGATGGTCAGGTCGATGGTGTCGCCGACCCTCACGTCGTGTTCCTCGCCGACCTTGAGTTTGTGGGTCTCGGCCGGCCATGCGTGTCGTTCGAGGTCGCCGATGGCGCATTGCTGGAGTGTCTTCATGTCGCTGACGGTGGTGTGGGAGGTGTCCGCGGTCATCAGGAGCATGCCGGTGGTGTCCAGTCCGCTGGTGCGTCGGCACATGAGGGTCTTGTCGTCGTCCTTGCCGCCGGTGAGCCATATCTGGCTGGTCATGGACGAGCCGTCGCCGGAGAGTCCCTGGTAGATGACGCGTTGCCCGGGAACGATGGCGTTCCACCGCCATGCGTGGTCCGTGATCTCCGAAGCGCATCTGAGGTCGTAGACGAGCGACCCGTCGTCGGCGGCCCGGGGGTCGAACCGTGTCTCTGGCCCGTCCTCGAGGCTCGTGATGTCCTGGATCCGGTCGGCGATGGTGGCGAGGTCCCACGCGTACCAGGTGCGCGTGTACGATCCGCCCTCCGCCGGCGGGAGGCTGATTGGCAGGGTTCCCCACTTTATCGCCTCGGCGACGAGGCCGCGGATGATGTCCGGGTACGAGCCGGTCAGGGTGAAGGCGAGGTCGCCGGCCGCGTGCTGTTCGTCGGTCAGGACGCTCCGGTCATTCCATGCGTCCTTGAGGCGCGCGTTGAGGGCGAGTCGTTTCGTCAGGAGCGTGAGGCCTCCGCCGCAGGTCAGCGACAGGCGTCGGGTTTCCGCGTCCCAGTCGAAATCGGTCAACGGTCCGGCGTGCAGGACCTTCGCGCCGCGTTGGACGGCCAGGATCACGCGCCAGCATTTCATCATGTCGCGTATGCCTTGTCTGACCGCCGTGAGCGAATAGTCGATAGAAACGCTCATGCTGCCCGGCTCGTTGATGCTGTCGGTCCATGAGCACGCCGTGTATGGCAGTCGTGACAGGTGGGCTCCGGTAGCGATGTCGTACGCGTGCACGGTCAATGCGGTCAGGTTTGGCATGAGATCACCTCCATGCCGGTCTGACGGTCATCGAGACCGTGCTTCCGGCGTCGGCCCGCACCGTCACCGTGCTCGTGCCGGGCGGGATGCGGAACGCGAGGTCCTTGGTCACCGTCCCGGACGACGGGATCATGTCGCGGAAGTCGAGCTCCAGGTCTTCCGCGTCGCCTTCCCACCGGACCTCACCGTCCCCCATCGTGAGACGCAGCGAGGTCACGTGCCCGGACACCGATACCGTCGGCCATGTCGAAGCGGTGCCGGAGTTCGTCACGCGGCAGACGCCTCCGGACGTGACGAACGTGACCGGCTCCCCGTATTTCAACGGGTCGGGGCAGGAGATCACCAGACCGAACTCGAACCCCTGCTCATGCCAGCGCATCATCGGCTCCGGATCGGCCGCCAGAAAACCTTTCAGCGACCTCGTTCCCGAGGCGGTGTGCTCCACGATGGTCAGTTCCTTGCCGGCGAGCGCGTTGATGCGGTCGCGCGCCTGCGCCGCGTCGACGCTGGATAGGCCCCGGATGACGCAGTCGAGGCTGATGCTTCGTGGTTTCTGGGTGAGTCGGCTCGGCCAGTATGCGCCGTCGGATTGGGGTCGGTCGGTGGGGGTTTCACGGACCGCCGGTGTGCCGAACAGTCCGCTCACCCCGTTCTTCTTGATGGCCCAGATGTGGTGTTTCCACCGGTAGTCGTCTCGCAGGACGATGGTGTCGTCCGGGCTGATGATGGTGATGCGGGTCATCCGTTATCCTCCCCATCCGCTTGCGGCCCGTTGGGCCCGCAGGTTGAGCACGTTGAACATGTCGTCGGGGTTCATGCCGCGCGCGTCGATGTCGATGGTCACGTTCGTGCCGTTGTCTCCCGTCGTGGCGGGTGGCGTGGCGGTCGTCGTCATCCGTGTGGGTGTGGCGACGGTCGTGTAGGCGAGCCTGACGTTGTCGGCGGCCTGTTGGGCGCGGCTCATCGCGTTGCGCACCGCCGTTTCGGCCTTGCCGGCGTTGTCCTCCACTCCCTGGGCGAACGCCGTGGGGATGGACCGGCCGGAGTACAGGACCCATCCCCTGCCGGAGAACGGTCCCTTCTTCGCCGGGCTGAACGGGAAGAGGTCTCGTATCGACTGGAGCGCCCCGCCGACGATGTCGACGGCGCCACCGATGGCGCTTTTGATGCCGGACACGAGGCCGTTGATGATCGATTTGCCGGATTCGACCAGCCATGAGCCTGCGCCTGCGAGCGCGTTGACGATGGTGTCCTTGATGCCTCCGATGATCGATCCGATGCCGTTGACGGCGCTGCTGACGATGGTGGTGAATCCATTCCATATCGCGGTCCAGTCGCCGGTGAAGATGCCGGAGACTATGGATACGACGCCTTGGATGATTCCGGTGATGGTGCCGAAGATGGATTGGATGACTCCTACGGCGGATTGGACGACCGGTGCGATCGCCTGGAATGCCGGCAGGAGGATTCCGGTGATGAATCCGGCCGCCATCGTGGCGATGGTTTGGATGATCGGGGTCAGCTGCTGGATTATCGGCACCAGCGCGGATGCGATCGTCGTGATGATCTGGCCGATGGCGGTGACGACCTGCATGATGATCGGCACCACGGCCTGGATTACCTGGGTCAGTGGCGGCAGGAGCGTCGAGATCAGCATGGTGATGATCGGGATGATCGCGTTGACGACCTGCAGGATTGGTGGCAGGACCGTGGCGACGAGCTGGCCGAGCGTGGTCATGATCTGGCCGATGATCGGGATGAGCTGGCTGATCGTCTGCACGATGACCGGCATGACCGTCGCGATGGCGGTCTGCAGGGTCGTGCCGAGCTGTTGGATGATCGGCATGAGCTGTGCGAACATCGGTTGGAGCGTGGCCAGGACCTGGGTGAGCATGTCACCGAACTGGGAGCGCAGTTGGGGGCTGGTGGCGATGAGCGCGCCGATCGCGGCGACGACCATGCCGATCGGCCCGGTGAGCGTGCCGAGGACCTTGGCGAGCAGGCCTCCGCCGCTGGCCATGCTCGAGAACGCGGTACCGACGACGGGTAGCTTGGTGAGCAGGCCGCCCAGGCCGCCGGCGCCGAGTACGCCGAGCGCGGCGCCCAACGGGGCGATCACGCCGGTCAGCCCGCCAATCCTGTCCTTGATGCCGTCGAACGCTGGGCCGATGCCATCGGCGATCTTCTCGGCGAGCCCGCCGATCGTGTCGAACGCCGCGGTCAGACCGTTGGTGAGCGTGTTGAGCGCGCCGGTCGCGAACGGTTTGAACGCGTCGATGATGCGTTTCAACCCGCCGGTGATCGCGGCCTCGAAATTGCCCCACGCGCCCTCGAACGTCGTGGTGGCCGTCGCGGCCTGCCTGGCCACGTCGGTCATGCCGAGGTCCATCAAAGCCTTGTTGAACTCGTCGGCGCTGATCTCACCTTTTTCCATCGCGTCCCGGAAATTGCCGGTGAACGCTCCGTTTTTGAGCATCGCCTCCTGCAGTTTGCCGGATGCTCCCGGGATGGCGTCCGCCAGCTGATTCCAGTTTTCGGTGGTGAGCTTGCCTTGGCCGGCGGTCTGGGTGAGGACCATGCCGACCGATTTGAAGGTCTCCTTGTTGCCTCCGGCCACGGCGTTGAGGTTGCCTGCGGCTTCGGCGAGCTTGTCGAAGTCGGGCACGCCGTTGGCGGCGAGCTGGGCGGTGACACTTTGGATGTCGCTCAGGTCGTAGACGGTCTGGTCGGCGTACTCCTGCGTGCTTGCGGTGAGCGCGTCGATGGTTCCGGTGTCCAGGCCGGCGAAGTTCAACGTGCTTTTGAACTTGTCGGTCGCGTCGGACGCCTCGATGGCGCTGGGCACCATGCTCACGATCTTGCCGGCGAGCGCGCCGATGCCCGCAGCGGCGCCGGTCACGCCGATGGTGGCGATGTTCTTGATGGCGCTGCCGATGCCGTTGATCGCGTTCTTGGCTTGGGCGGCGCCGGATTTGAATGCGTTGGCGATGCCGGTCGCCGCGGTTTTGGCGATCGGGGACATGTTGTCGAACACGGTTCGGGCGCTGTCGCCGACGCCTTTGAGGTAGTTGCCTATTGTGGCGGCGACGGGTTTGAACGGTGCCGCGATCCTGTTGGCGATGCCGCTGATCGTTCCGGTGACTTTGCCGATGGCGTTGGTGGCGGTGGTCATGGCGTTGCGCACGCCAGCGCCGAACCGTGTCATGGCGTTCAGGCCGAGGTCGATGGGCTGGGCCATGCCCGTGAACCCGAGTTTGAATTGGGCGGCCATGTCGGTGACGGGTTTGGCCAGATTGGCGGCCTTGCCTGCGAGTCCCTGGATGGAGTTGGCCGCACTGGTCATGGCGTCGCGCACGTTGGCGCCGAAGCGGGTGACCGCGTCCATGCCGACGTCGATGGGCTGGGCCACGCCGGTGAATCCGGCCTTGAAACGTTCGAGCGCGCTGACGGCGGGGCCGGTGATGGTGCGCGTGAGCCCGCCGAGCGCGACGGACAGGTTGGCGAAGCTGCTCTTGGCGCGTTCCGTGTTCTGGAAACCGGTCTTGAAATCGGAGACCATGCCTTTGAGGCTGTCGGAGAGTTTCCGGTTCTTCGCTTCGAGGTCCTCCTGGACGGCGGCGAGGGTCTGCTGTGCGTCCTTGAGATTGCCGGTGGCGGCCGTGAGCTGGATGTCGGCAAGTTTGACGCGTTCCCTGGCGGCGGCGAGGCGTTGTTCCGCGGCCTGGGCCTGGGCGCTTTGCGCGCCGTGGCGTTGGACGGCGGTCGTATACGCGTTCTCGGCCTGGATCGCGGCGGCGGTGGCGGTCTGCTGGCGTGCTCGCGCCTTGGACAGGGCCTCGGACGCGCTGGCCACGTCTCGGCCGAGCTGTTTGACGGTGTCGTCGCCGACGCCCTTCATCGCGGTCTTGGCGGTGGCCCCGAGTTCCTTGCCGAGTTGGGCGCCGGCCTTGCCGCCGGCGCCCTTCATGCTCGCGGTGAAGCTCTGCCCGCCGGCCTTGCCGCTGGCGCTCATCTCCTTGCTGACGGACTTCTTGAAGCCCGTCATGACGGGGAACACGCGGACGGCGCCGGACCCTACGATCTTCGCCACGATGCGTCTCCTTCACTGTTCGGTTATCGGATGATGATTTCCTCGTCCAGTTCCGCGAGCGCCCGGCCGATCTCCTCCGGGGTCGCCTGTGCGGCTTCGAGCTGGGTGCGGCGTCGGTTCATGGTCCAGGGCATGACCTTGTCGGCCGCCTTGTCGTCGCCGATGGTGGCGGCGAGTTGGAGCAGGTCGACGAGCCGGGCGGGATAGGCCCATTCGGCGAGTTCGGCGCACAGGGGCGTACCGGGGTCGTCGAGGAGCTGTTCGACGAGGTCCCAGGCCTCGCCCATGGTGATGGTCGTGCCGATCTGGCCGACGCCGACCTGGTAGCGTTCGCGCAGGCTGGCGGTAAGGGTCCGCCGGTGGTCGCGGTGGAGTCTGGCGAGGGCGGTTATTTTTCCAGGACGAGCTCGTTGATCTTCTGGTAGGCGGTGAAGTAGCTGTTGGCCATGTCGATCATGCTGGTCGTGGGCTGTTTGACGATCGTGTCCGCGGTCTTCCTGCCGCCGACCTTTTCGAGGACTCGGGTGAACTGGGTGACGCTGTCGGCATCGTCTCGGGTGATCTCCTCGATGTCGGCGAGGCTGAGCCTGAGCGGGAGTTTGACCTTGGTGCCGTCGGGGAATCGGCCGATGAAGCAGTCGCCGCCGATGATGTGGCGGCATTTGGCCGATCGGGCGGCGGCCTTGAGGGCTTCCTGCTCCTTGGTTTCGTCCCAGTCGTCGAAATCGACGGCATCGAGATCGAGGTTGGTGGTTTCGTTGGTCATGTCGGGTTCCTTTCGGATGTGGGGTGTCGGGTGGTATGTGGTGGTCGTCCGGCGGCGACCCGACAGCGCCGTCGGACGACGGTCATTCGGCGGCCTTGACGGTGATGGCCTGCTCCGGGCTGGTCCTGCCTTCGAGGGTTGCGGTGACCTTGGTCTCGCCCGGCGCGACGGGGGTGAGCACGTTGCCCTTGATGGTGGCCTTGCCCGTGGCGGACGAGTGGAAGACCGCGGCCTGGGTGGCCATGCCGGTGGTCTTGTCCCAGTAGGTGGCCTTGGCACCGAGTTTGAGGGTCTGGCCCATCGTGACGGTGGTCGGCGCGGAGGCTCCGGTTTCGGAGGTGACCGCGACCGACGTCACGCTTTTGGGTCGATGAGCCATTCGCGGTAGAAGCCGCCCCATTCGTCGTTGCGCAGCCAGTCGAACGTGACGGCGTTGCCGTTGTTCTCGCCGCGCGTGTTCTGGTCGGGCTCCACGGTCTGGATGCGGCCCATGCCGTTGCGGCGCAGGGTCATGCCGTTCTTGTATTTCAGGCATTCGAACATCGGGAAGGTCGCGTCGTTGTCGCCGTCGACGACGATCATCCCGTTGTCGTCCGGGGTCTTGCCGGTGATCAGCTGGCGGACGATCTGGTTGAACTCGGCGAGCGTGACCTGCAGGGTGCGGGTCTTGGCGCCGCCCAATTTGTAGCCGTCCTGGAAGAATTCGATGTCGTCTTCCTTGTCGCCGCCGTCCTGGGGGCCGCCGTCCTGTTTGAACAGGCCGACCTTGACGTAGCCCTCGGGGAGCACGAGCGGGTTCGCGGCACCCTCCGCGGCCTCGACGAACGTGGGTTCGCCGGTGAGCTGGACCGCGAGGAAGCCGGTGATGGGCACGAGGACCTTGCTCAGGTCGTTGCCTTCGGCGTCTGCCGTCATGATGGTTCCTTTCTACTGTTGGATTGGTGTGGGCATGGGCTGGCCGACGCAGTGGTATTCGACGGTCAGGTAGTTTCGGGCCACGTCGGCCGGATCGTCGACCGGGTAGGGGCCGTTGGAGGTTTCGACGCTGCTGATCGGGCTGCCGTCGGCCATGCAGATGCCGGGGTCGGTGAGGATCCCGCACACCAGGCGCGCGATGTCGTCGCACTCACGGTCGTTCTGTCTGGTGCCGGCGCGGACGCTCACGGAGAGTTCCTGGTCCCATTGGGTCAGGTCGTACCGGGTGGGCGTCAGCTCGTCCACGATGAGCAGCGGTTTGGCGAGCGGATACCGGATGGTCTTCGGCGTCCTGGTCGCGACGTTCACGTCGACGCCGTACGCGGCGAGCGCGTCCCTCAGATACCAGGCCGCCCACCGTTTGAGATCCGATGGCATGAGACCGGTCATCATTTGACCTTTCTCATCGCGTTCGCCAGCGTGTGGTGCTTAGCCTCGACGAGCATCACATGGTCGCATATCTCGCCGTCGGCGACGACCTGCCAGGCATTACGGTATTTGAATTCGACATGCTCTACGCTCAGGCTGCTCTTGTACTCGCCGGTCACCTCGGGGGCTTCGGCAAGCGCGATGTCGAGCGCCTGTTCGGCTTTCTCCTTGCACAGGCCGTCGACACCGGGATCCTTGAGGATGATGTCGAAGTAGTCCTGGTTGAAGCGCATGTTGACGTCGCCTATCTTCGCCATCAGACGCCTCCTTGGAATCGTTCGATGCCGACGACGAGCGTGGGCTGCCAGCCGGTGAACGGGTTTTTGTCGCGTTCGCCGACGCCGGTGACCTGCCAGGCGTCGCCTTGGATGATGATCCGGTCGTGTTCGCGGATGTCCACGGTCGGATCGGGGACGACGATCTGTTTGGTCGTGGTGGTGCCGGTGTCCCTGGGGTGGGTGCCGTCGGTGCTTTCGGTGGAGGATTGGCTGGCGAGGTATCCGTCGAACCGGAGAACGTCCGGGTTCGACCAGTCCTCGTCGTAGGCCAGCCCGGACGGATCGCTGATGGGTTTGGCCCGTTGGCGGAGCATCGTGGTGAGGAACGGCATCGGGAACGCTTGAGTGCCGATGCTGTCGTCGAAGCTGGTCATCGCAGCCCCCAGGTGAGTTTGTAGGGGTCGAGCTGTTCCTTCTCGATCTGCAGGAGCTGCAGTCCGAGGGGCGCGCCGCCTGCGGTCAGGTAGCTGACGGACGCGCCGTTGACGCTCTGGCTAGCCACGCCCGGCTGGGTGCGGGCGCGTTTGGCCAGGTTGCGGATCAGCTCGAGGATCTCGGGCACCTCCTCCGGGGGATACCCGTGGTTCAGGGCGACCTCGACGGCGCGCGGATGGTCGGGCCAATGGCCGGAGCGGAGCTGGATCAGACCGGCTTCGCTCCAGTCGTAGGCGTCCTGGGCGAGCTCATTGCCCTCGACTTTGACGCTGGTGACGGAGTTGACGTGCCTGCTGGGCAGCATCAGGATCCGTCCGCCGTGAGAGTCGAGGACGAGGGTCTCGTCGAGTTCGGGGGCGACGTGCCATCCGCAGTAGCGTCTGACCGCGTTCTGTGCCGCCTTCTTCCACCATTGCGCGTCCAGTTCGGGGTTGGCGACCATATCGGGATAGATCATGGCCGTCTCCTCCCCTATTGGATCTGTTCGAGGCTCTTGGCCGCGGCCATGGCGTCGAGCAGCGCGTTGAAGCTCGTGGCGAGCGCGTTGTACTTCGCGGCGAGCTGGTTGTACGCGGTGACGATCGCGTCGATCTCCGCCTTGGTGGGCGTGTCGGATACGGCGGCGACCGCGGTGTTGGCGTCGGTCGAGGCCTTGGCGATGGTGCCTTTGGCGGCGGTTTTGACGAGGCCCGGCGTAGTGGTGGTGGCTTCGCCGGGTGCTTCGCCGCCGGGTTTGACTGGGTTGCCCGATGTGTCGAACAGGGCCATGCGGCCGGTGGCCGCGTCGGGGTCCTTGGTCTGTTCGACGAGTTCGAACTGCGCTACGGGGCTGGTCATGCGCTCTTCCCCTTTCCCTTGGCCGTCTTGGCTTCGTCGGCGGTCATGACGCCGGCGATCGGCTCCGCCACCGGTTCGACCGGGTCGGGCGTGGAGGACGGGTGTTCGGCCATCGCCTGCCGGATGGTTTCGGCGGCGTGCCTGGGAGCGTCCTCGCGGCGGTATCGGACGCCGTTGATGACGATCATGTTGTCCTTGTTCGCGTTCATCACGGCTCCGTTCACTCGGCCTCGAGGACGACGAAGTGGGCGGGTCGCCAGATCACCTGGGCGGCGCGCAGTTCGGCGCGCACGTAGGTCAGGTTGCGGCTGGCGTAGTCCTTGTGCTGGTTGAACGCCTCGACGGTCAGGCCGCTGCGGTCAAGCAGGGCCATCTGACGGAAGTCGCCGATGATGGCGGTGCCGGCGTCGATCTGGTCGCATTCGACGATCGGGCGGCTCCACACGGTGGTGGGGCCGGTGCCGAACGGGCCGTTGCCCATGAACCGCTTGTTGACGTCCTCCATCAGGTCGATCTTCTCGGCGTCCTCGGGGTTCAGGAGAATCGCGTTGGCCTGGGCGCCGACCTTGCGGAGCTTGGTGATGGCCTGGCGGATCGCGATGACGAGGTTGCGGGCCTCGTCGCTGGTCTTGCTCCAGTTGCCGGACTGTACGCCGGTGGTGTTGAGCAGGCCCTTGGGCTGGCCGCCGCTGCCGGTGCCGTTGAGGAGCATGTCGGCGAGCTTGAGGCCGAAGCTGTAGTCGAACTCGCCCTGCAGGAAGCTGGCGAGCGCCTGGTCGTCCTGGAGGAGCTGGTTGGTGACGGTGTAGCCGTCGGCGTAGTCGTAGACCTTGGCTTCGGCGAGTTCTGTGGTGAACGTGCTCTGCGGCTTCTGGGTGTCGCCGGAGTCGTTGCCGGTGTTCTCGGGGACGATGCCGGTGTTGCGGGTGACGCTGATGATCTGCAGGTAGTCGAAGTTGCCGCTGGTGGTGCCTCGGCTGATGTAGTCGAGGAGTGTGATCTCGGGCCGGTTGACCTGGTCGACGAGCGGCATGCGGATGTTGGGCAGGTGCGCGATTGGGGTGCCGATGGCGTTGCCGGCCTTGGACTGGAAGTAGTCGTCCATGCTGCCGATGCGGGTCTTCTCGATGCGGATGTCGCGGCCTGCGCCCAGGTCGTCGGCCTTGGAGTGCCAGGACTTGTAGGACGGGCCGTTGACGAAGCGCTGGCCGAGGTCGCTGCCCTTGAGGTCGGGGTCGTTCTCCTCGGCTTCGCCGGCGTCGATGGTCTTGCCAGTGTTGAAGAGGCCGTCGAGGCGCTTGGTGTTCTCCTCGGCGTCGTGCAGGGCCTTGACGAGGGTTTCGGCGGCGGTCATGTGCCCGTCGAACTGGTTCTGTTCGTCCTGGGTGAGGCCGCGGCCTTCGCCGGTGGCCTTGGCGAGGAGGGAGCGTGCGGCTTCGCGGTGCTGTTCGATTTCGGTTTTGATGCCCATGGTGGGGTTTCCTTTCGGTGATTGGTGGTGGTTAGAGGGTTTGGGTGGTCAGTTCGAGGAGGCGGAGACGATCCGCGTTGAGCGCGAGCGGGTCGTTCTTCGTCTCGGGTTCGGGCTGCTGGTCGGGCGCAAGGCCGAGGATCGCGGTCTTGGCGCTGACCTCGGTGGCCTGGTTCATGCCGATCGGGCAGATGCTGACCTCGTACAGGTCGATGCCGCGGATCTCGTAGTAGCCGGGGTCGATGGCGCCGTCGTCGCGTTTGACGCCGTCGATCCACGCGCCTTCGGTGACGTCGTAGGCGAAGCTCATCTGGCTGACGCGCCCCTCCTTGAGGAGTTTGGCGACCTGTCGGCCGAGTTCGGTGCTCGTGTCGATCTGGCCGGCGACCTTGAGCCCGTGGTCGTCCTCCTCGGCGTGGGAGGTGAGGCCGAGGTTCTTGAACGGGTCGTTGACGTCGTGGTTCCAGTAGACGGGAATGCCGGCGCCGTCGTCCGGGTACCGGTCGGCGAGGGTCTTGGCGAACGCGCCCTTGACGACCTTGTCGCCGCCGAGGTCGATGTTGTCGAACACGCTGGCGTAGCCCTCGAATCCGACGGTCTCCTCGCCGTCCTCATTGGTGTTGACCCGCGCCTTGACCGGCGTGCGGATCGTTTTGGTCAGCATGCGATGCTCCTTCCTTGGGGTGGGTTTGCAATATGACGCCGACGTGGTTGAGTACCCGCCTGACTTCGTCGACGGTGACGGATTTGCCGTCCGTTTGTGATTCGAGCTGGCTGGTGTCGGCCTGGCCGCGGCTTTCGGTCTGCCCGTCGTATGGGCTGGTCTGGCCGCCGATGAGCACGTTGAGCGGGGTGACGAGCCCGTCGCCCTCTTCGAGCTTGGGTTTGTTGAGGACCTCGCGTGCCTCGTTGGTGGTCATGACCGAGCGGCCGGTGGCGGTGACGAGCGCCTGGAGCTGTGCGACGGGGTCGCCGCGCAGTTGGGCGTCGCGGTCGAATTCGAGGTAGAGGCCCTTGTCGTAGGTCTGCAATCGGTCGCGCAGGCACAGGTTCAGCGTCTGTTCCAATGCGACGATGTACGGGTCGAGATAGGTGCCGTACATCATCTGCTTGAACGCGCTGAGGTTGCTGAAGTTGCCTTCGCGGATGCCGATGATCTCGGCCGGCACGCCGTACGCGTTGGCCACGTCGATCTTGACCTTGTCGCGGGCGTTGAGATCGTCGACGTCGATTGGTTTGAATCCTGATAGAGTGCTGGCGGTCATGCCGTCCTCGAGGAGGATCCCGCCGCCGGCGCCGGCGCCGCCACGGGTGAATTCCTTCATGCTGGCCCGGAACCGGTTGCGGGCGGCGTCGCTGGACCAGTCGCGGTCGCGGCTGATGACGATCGGGCTGCGGATGCCGTGGCGGTTGACCTCGGCGCGGTACTCCATGCTCGCGTGGTATTCGTCGAGGATCCCGGCGAGGCGTTTGGGCATGGGGTCGCCGTTGGCGGACGCGTGCGCGTAGCCGACGTTCATGACGATGGCGTCGCGGTGGATGTCGAGTTTGACGGTGTTGGTCTCGTCGACCCACACCTTGGCGCCGGTTGGTTCGTCCATCGCGTCGTGCGTGGGCTTCCACCGGCGGGCGGGGATGCGTTTGAGCCTCAGCCGGTCGCCGTCGGTCTGGATTATCGCGAGGAACCGGTCGGACAGCAGGCCGTCCTCGATCAGCGCGTACCAGAACTGGCTGGGCGGGATGGCTGGGTTGCCACTCGGGTTCTTGACGAGCTGGGCGAGCGGCCCTTCGCGGACCCGCTCGCGCCCGCCGTCGGGCATACGCCGGTACACCTTGAGCGGGAGGGTGCTGATGTGGCGGGCGATGAAGTCGGTGACCTCACGGATCGGGTGGGCCTCGACGCCCTTGCCGGGCGGTGTGGCGTCGTAGTTGAGCAATGGGACGCCGGGGTCGACGAGTTCGACGCCGTTCGATGCGGCCCAGTTGTTGAGCTGGCCGCCGCTTTCCAGGATCAGGCTCATAGCTTCTCCTCCGGGATGGCCTGCAGGTAGTCGATCTTGGATTCGGGCAGGAGGATGATCCCATCCGCGCTCATGCTTCCGGTGACCGGGTCGATCGCCTCGGCTCTTTTCAGCTCGACCCATCCGGCCGATGCGGCGGCGAGCAGGCCGCGCCAGGTGATCTGTCCGACGCGGATGGTGACGCGGCGGCCGATCTGGTCGCGCAGCGGGGTTCTGAACATGCGTTCCTCCTTAGAAGGTCATCAGGTCGTAGGTTTCGTAGGCGCTGCGTTCGGGTTTCGGCGGTTCGCAGGTCTCCAGCGCGTACAGGGCGACGGTGATCGCGGCGACGCCGCCGATGTCGACGATCGACCGGCGGCGGTCCCACGCCTCGTTCTCGGCGATGACCTTGGTCAGTCCGCCCTCGATGGCCTGGTCGACAAGCGGCTGCGGCGCATGCACGAGCCGTCCCTCGCGGACGCGGTCGCGCAGGCGTCCGGTGGCCAGGCCGATGTGGCTGCCGTCGATCTCGTGTACGGTGAAGCCGAGGTCCTTGAGCGGTTGGATGAATTCCATGGCCGGGCATCCCTTGGATTGGATGGCGACCTCCCACATGCCGCTCTCCTCGGCGAGGCGCTTCATGGCGTCTGGCACCCACATCAGTCCCCGGCGTCGTTCGCGCAGGCTGACGACGGGATTGCCGTCCTCGTCGAGCACGGCGGCGGCGATCCAGCTGTGCGACCGGTCGACGCTCACGTCGACGCCCCACACGGTGCGCGCCCCTCGGGGGATGCGGATCTCGAACGGTTTGCGCATCGTGCTGTTCCAATCGTTGACGTCGATGTAGCTGTCGACCTTGGCCGTGACCCACTGGCATAGGTCTTCGGTCCTGTAATCCGCGTCGGTCATGCCGGCGATGTCCGACATGACGGTCTCGACGGTCAGCGCGCCGTACCCGATGCTCGGATTGGATTGCAGGATCGCGTCAACGTCGTCCTTGGCGCATCCGTCCGGCGCACTCCATTCGAACAGGCCGAGCGAACAGTCATGCGATTCGGCGAAGTCGTCGACTCCCATGAGCCCGGAGGACACGAGCCGGTCCCATGTGGCGATGAAGTCGAGCGCCGCGTCCCGTTGCGTGGACAGGACGACGCTGCGGCTGTCGCCAGCGTTGCTGATGCCCCACAACTGGCCGTTCCAGAAGCTCTTGGTGGTGGGGCTGACCGCCTTCCACGCGGTCCAGTCGGTCTGCTCCCTGAGCTCGTCCATGATGACGCGGGCGGCCGGTTTGCCTCGCGCGTTCCTGGCGGCGCGTATCTCGTAGTGGGCGAGGTTCTTGGCCTTGATGTACTCCTTGCCGTTCGTGTCGGAGACCTTCGCGGTGGCCTCCTGCAGGTCGGCTATGGCGGCGTCGCGCTCGGCGTCGGTCTGTGGGTCGTTGTCGCACCAGAGTTTGACCGCGCTCCACGGTTCGCGGGCGATGTCGAGGTTCTGCGCGGTGCCGACGATCTTGAATTTGACCGGTGGCGTACGTTCCGGATGCCGGTTGCTGTCGATGAACAGCCACCAGGCGGCGAGCACGCTGACCAGCATGGTCTTGCCGTTCTGTCGTCCCACCAGACCGATCACGCGACGGTACCGGTAGGTGACCCCGTCCTCGAGCAGTTCGAGCGCATGGATGAGCAACCATCGCTGCCAGGGGTAGAGCTCGATGCCGAGTACCTCGCGGGCGAAGTCGATGACCTCATAGCCGAGGCTGGTGCGACGGGTCAGTCTGCGCAGCGGCCTGGTCCAGATGCGCGGCTCCTCGCGTCCGAGCATCCTGGCCATCCGTCACTCCTTCGACTCGTCGTCCTTCTTCCGCTGGGCCTCCATGAACCGTTCGATGCCCGTCTTCGGCCGGCCGTCCGCCGGTTTGGACGGGACCGGATCCACGTCGGGGGTCAGGCCGAGCGCCTGGCAGTACTTCAGGTAGGTGGGGATGCTCACGTTGTCCAACCTGCCGCTCTCGTCGCTCCCGTTGTTGGCCAGGAGCACGTCGATGCGCATGGCCAGGGCGCGAAGCGTGGCAACAGGTCCCGAATGGATGGCGCGCAGATGCTTCGCGTTCTGGATGGAACGCTCCGTGGCCTCGGCGACACTGAGAAAATCAGGAAACCTCGGCAAAGCGACCACCTCCTAGATCGAAAACGGCGAAAACAGCGGGGACGATCAGAAAAACCAACGGAAAATCCGCTCCACATACCGCGCGCGCGACCCCCGCCGAACCCGTCGGGGAGAGAGAACACCTGCGGGCGCGGGGAGTGGGCAGGGCTTTATGGTTTGGAAATCCGAACGCCCCCTGCCCACGGTCAGACGCCGAGCGTCTGGTAGGTGACGGCGCCGGCGGCGGCCATGGAGTCAAGCAGTGAGTATGCGGCCTCGTCGCATTCGCCGACCCAGAGCATCGCGTCGGGCTTGTGGCCGCGCATCATGTCGGGCCTGCCGGCCACGCCGTCGAGCCTGCCGCCGTCGGTCGTGGTCAGCAGCAGGCGGCATCCGGACGTGGCGTTGCGGTCGAGCGTGTTCGGCTTGAGCCTGTGACGGATCTCGGTGGCCGCGGCGCGCACCGGCGGCATCCATCTGCCGGCCACGAGCACGCGGCCGCCTTCGTTCATCGTCATCGCCAGTCGTTCGTAGATGCTCATGTCGTTGTCCAACGCTGGTCCTTTCGTTCACCACCATGCGGGTATGACGTCGCCCAGGTCGAGCTTCGGCTGTCCGTTGCCGCGCTCACGGTTGCATTTGCGGTGCGCGTGGCGGAAGTTGGCCGGGTCGTCCTGCAGGTCCGGGTAGAGGCTGACCGGATAGTAGTGGTCGAGCTCGTGACTCAGGTCGGTCGTGCCCGGCTCGGCGTGGTAGTCGATGCGCTTGTGGCAGATCCAGCAGTCGGCCGCCGGATCGCCCGCGGCGTCGAGACGACGCCCGTCCTCGAGGAACTCCCGCCTGAGCCGTTCGAATCGTCGTGTGTGAGTGCGGTTGCCCATCATGGCTCCGGGTATGAGAAAGCCCCGGATCCGAAGAGTGGGGAGATGGATTCGGGGCTTGATGCATTGTCCGCTGTGTTTCTATACCAAACACCAGCTGTAACATGTATACCGCGACAGACCGCTTTTTCACAGCACTTTTCGACCACGGCGTGTCGCCTTACGTTTCAACGGTTTTCGGCACCTTTTTTGAGCAGGTTTAAAATCCCGTCGATCCTCCAGTCACGACGACCGTCCGAATCGGCCGGACCGACCAGGAGACGGCCCTTGCTGACCCACCGCTGGATCGTCCTCTTGGAAACCCTGAGCCCGATGCCGGTGAGCCACTTGGACAGTTCGCCAGCCGTCCCACGATACTCGCTCGATCTGACCATCCTGACCGTGTCGGCCCTCAGCTCGGTCAGGTCGATCAGATGCCCGCACCCGCAGTACGCGTACAGGCTCTCGGCCGGCGCGTACACCTTCTCACCGCACGATGGGCACCATCCGGCCAGCGTGCGTGGCTCGCGCGGTATGAACATCCTCCACACGGCCTCCGCGAGCTCACGCCCGGACTCTGCGAACTGCACGGAGCCGGGAACGCCGTCGAGATCGGCCTCGGCCAATCCGGCGAGCATCTCCGAGGTCGTGGCGGACGACGACGGTCTCAACCCGGACAGCAGGCACAGGTTGATCGCGTACTCGCGGATCTCGCCCAGCAGGTCGAACGCGGACGGCGCCAACGGCAACGGGGCCTCGCCACGCGACGGCGACGGGCCGGCCTGCCGCGGCTGCGGGCTGGCCGTGCGGTCGGCCACCGCCTGCAGGTCCGGAAGGAGCTGCATGATCTGACGTATGTCCGTCCGGTGAGCACGCTCGCAATGGGAGCAGATCGTGATCCTCTTGTTGAGCTGATGCCGATTGCACGCCGGGCAGGTCCTGGGCATGATGCTACCTCCATAATCGTGTTCCGCTACATTCGTCATCGGCCTCATGCCCGCATCCCATTGTCCATCAGATCTTCGGCCGACGCCACCGGCCACCCCACACACCGACCACCGGATACCCGCAGATCCTCTCGCGATCCGCGTACCCGGAGCACTCGTCCATCACCGGACACGACTCGCAGACGCGTATGGCGGCATCCGCCACGGACCGGTCATCGGGAAAGAACAGATCCGGGTCCATGTCACGGCACGCGGCCAGCGAGCGCCATCGTTGCCCGTTGCGGTCTGGTTCGGTGGGGGCGGTCATAGGTTGTCGCTCCCGTCCACGTGCGACCAATCGCAGTCGACGCCGGTTGCCGATACGACGATGCAGTTGACGCGGCGCGTGTCCCGGAGCGTGGTCTGGCAGTCGTAGACGTGGTAGCCGGATCCAGTGGTTCCCAGATCGACGCACCCCGCATTGGATGTACCGGGGTTATCCTGCATGGCGGTGCCGCAGGCGGTGAGCGCGAGCGTGATGATTACCGCGATGGTGAGCGCGAGCGGTCTTCTCATTCCGTGGCCTCCTTTACCGCCATTCCGCGGTCTGCGGCGTCCAGTAGCCGTTCGTAGTGTTCGGGCGTCACCGTGACGATGGGTTTGAATCCGAAGCGTTTGATGCAGTCCAGGCAGACGCTGGTGGCCCGCTTCGCATCGTTTCCATGCACGAGGATGATGGTCTGTTTGGTTGCGGCGTCGACGCGGAGCTTGCCGCAGATGTCGCACTGGTCGATGCTTTGGGGGACGAGGCTCATTGGTGCTCCTTGATGGTGTCGATGATGGTTCGGTATTCGGCGATGTCCCTGGTGAGGCAGTCGAGTGCGCGGTGGGTTCCCGCTGTGTGTTTCGGCCAGTTGGGGATGGTTTGTCTGGCGAGGATGCGCAGGCCGCTCATGTCGAGATGGTGGTAGTCGAGCTGTTCGAGGGTAAGGCCGAGGGCCGCGTGGATCCAGTCGAGGTCGAATTGGACGTTGGTGCCGGCCGGGTGAAGCACGTATCGGTCGGCGAGGTCGGTGAGCAGGTCGTGGATGCCTTCGGTCGCGCTGTCTGTGGTGTCGCTCTCGGGTCCGAAGACGTCGTCGATCAGCCCGTTGCGCGAGTGGAGCTCGGTGATGGCGTAGGCGGTGGCCGGGGTGAGGCGGATGGCGTCGTGGCGGATGATCCACTGCCAGGCCACGTCCTCGATGGCGTTGGCGGGCCGCTCCATGCCCTGCATGTCGGTGAGCATCATGGCGACTTCGAGGA